TCATTGAAGTTTGCTTCTTTACCATTAAATATTTCTGTAGACTCTACTGCTATTCTCTGTGCTAAATCTCTATCAGATAAGATACGCATAATATCTTTTGCTATCTCTTTGCTAGGCTCTTGTACTTCTTTGATGTCCTCTACTAACTCACTAAACTTTTCTTTAGCAGCACGAGTCAATGCAGGATTAAATATAGCAGTGTGCAAAGAATATAACTCATCAACTTTTATATCTTCATCATACTTTTCATGTGCCTTTTGTACTGTGTCATATAAAGAACTTATATCTCCAGAGAATACTGTTGGAGATAACATGCCTTTGTATTGTGTATAAAATTTTTTATTAAGCATTAGCCTAATCATCTGTTTTTCTATCATAGAATATCTCCCTTATTTGTTCTGTGTTATAATATTTTAAGTCATCTTCTAATGGTTTAACTATTACATTCTCAAACCCAGATGATCTTAAATCTTTTGCCATGTCATATGCTTTTGTTGTAGCATCTCTGTCTAGACATATATATAAATTTTTATATGGTTTCAAGTGTGACTTCTGTACTTCCTTTAATTTTGTACCCATGATTGCAATACCAGTTAGTATATTTGATACTGCACACGCAGATGGGCAGTCCTCTACAATTACAGAGTCTTCACACTCACCACATTTAAATGGCACATCTTTGTTGCCATACATAAACCATTTAGGAAACTCATTTTTATTTAGTGCTCTACCTACTGCACCAACTATCTTATGTGATATTCTATTCTTAACCAGGAATACTACTCTGTCTTGTTTCACATCATATTTAAAATCTGCTCTACCCCAAGACCAAGACTCCCAACAATTATTATTGGATAGCCAACGCATTGCTTTTTCATTTGAGTATATTGATTGAAAACTATCTGGTATCTTAAAATCGCTGTCTTCTATGTGCAAGTCTTGATTGCCATGAAAAACTCTTTGTACATATTGCATGTCTTTTTCTCCTTCTTTTTTACCTTTAGCACTACACGAAGCATGAAAACAATACCAACCTAATTTATTATCTGTAGTATCTACAGAGAATGTATTTCTACCATTGCAAAAAGGACAATCCATTCTAGTCTGTGTGTCTGATTGAATGGATAATCCTTGAACAACTGCCAACTGTTGTTTATAATTCAAAGAACAACTCTCTCTGGTTTTATTTCTTCATAATAAATATCTTCTCTATAAACCTTTTTCTTTTTAGTGCTTGACCAATGTTCAAGTCCTACAAATTCATTCTCTTCTATTTTAAAAAGTTTATGATCTAGGTATTCTATTATTTTAGAATGTAACTGTTCAATCGTTGGTTCTGTTTCGAATGGTATGATTGCGGTTAGTTCGTGTTGATAAGCTATTATTCTTATTTTGTATTTTTTCATTGTGTTCTCCTCTATCATAAAAGTCCTCTTTTGTCAAATTGTTTTTCTTAAGTTTCTTGTAATAATTTGGGTGTCTCCACTTAAATGTCATAGATAATACTTTCATCCCATAAGTCTACTGAAAATGATTTATCATTTATTTTAATTGTAAATTTAAAACCTTTACCATCAAGATAAGTAGAATGTTCTTCTGTCTTACAATCTAATTCTTTTTGTATGGTGTTGGCTATCTTCTCTCCTATTTCATATGCCATCATTAGTGCTCCTTGTAACTTACTTGTTTTATATTTCTATTCCAACAAGCACGACAACTACCACACTCACCATCTTGTTTGTAAGCAGGGCATTCTCTACCTATTGGTTTCTTATCTCTGTGTACACCAGATGTCCATTTCCAAAACTTGGGTATGGCTCCATCAATCTTTGTAGCTGATACACGCAGACATAAATTCTTTGGTACATCTTTCTCATCTATCTTGTCTATGATTTTATATTCTTTAGTGGCTAACCAATGTTTTATATGTGGTGTAAGTTCACACACCTCAAATATTTTCATCAAGTGTGAATACGATTGTATGTCTCCAGAGTCAAACCAACGGTGAAAAAGCCTTGATTTATCTAGGTTTTTGTACTTCTGTGTGATAAGTTCTGCCATATAATCTACCCACTCTATCATTTCTATGGCTTGATATCTCTTTTCATACATAGCTTTTACAACTGGAAAAACATAACAACCTTTACCAGCGTAACACTTCTTACAAATTGTACCATCTACTTTTGCTAACTTCATACCTGTATCGCAATACTCAATAGGTATACCCCAAGCATACGAGGGCATCTTACTAGGATTAGATAGTGTACCTATTTCTTTTTCAATCTCCTTTATTTTCATTTTCCTCCTTTTTGTTTTTTAAAAATTGTATAAAACCTTCGTACTCATCTTCCATGTATTCTCCATAACATTCATACCAAGCACCAGTTATTTCTTCTAATGTATATTTTTTTTCTATCATAATATTATTGCTCCTATAATAAAGCCAATGACAAACCAAACAATTTCTGTTCGGTAATACAATGACAATGCGTTTATTTTTGATAATAACTTTTTTAACATAAAAATTCTGGAAAGTCAACTGCTGTGTATTTAGCAAATCGTTTCTTGTCTCCAATATAATACTTACGATATGATTGAATATAATCATCACACTTATATTTATCTGGCATACACAATGGAGGCTTCGTAAAATCACCTGTCAAGTCTTGCCAATACTTATGTTTAGTAATAAAAAAATTATATATGTGTATTGTAGAATGTATCTTTGTTTTGTTAGGGTCTTGATTAAATCTAAAGTCATACTCTTGTAATAGGTAATCTAATAATTTTATTGTCCAAGAAAAATTACCACCACTATTACCAACCCAAACTGTCATTGGGTGTCTTGGATATGCAGTTTGATATAGGTCATCATTGTCTCCAAAGTGTCTACGATATGCAGTAGATAGCATTTGACCTGTCTCAAGTATCATCTTAACAACATGCTTATCACAATGATATCTAGCACATGTCTTTGGGTCTTTGTGTAAATGAAATATGTTCATCTTTATCCTTTTGTTTTTTTATCATACAATCTGCACAATAATAAATTTTTTGTTCTACAATAACTGCAGGCTTATAACACTTACAGCATAACATGTCTGCGTCTATTTGTCTAGTGGTTTTTACTCTTTGAGTCATTGACTTTTCCTAAAAAGTGTGCTATGATATTCTGCACTCTGGGGGAGGGTAGTATATACTATCATATCTTTTTCTTGTCTAGTAAATACTTTTTATTTATAATATTCTCTATTCTTTTCTTATTACTAAAAGCATATAGGCACGCACTATAATCTTCTGGGAATATCTCCCATGCAATATCTTGGTGTACATCTAGTGATGATGGTTTTATTGGGGAACCCAATGAGGCAGTATATATCTCTAGTGTAAAAGAATGCCCACCTATTTTTATATCTTTTTTTACAATATCTGTCATAGTTTATTATATAATATTTTGATTAGAATGTAAAGGCTAGGCGATCTCTCGCCTAACCCTGTGTGATTATTAGGAAGCCATAGAAGATTGTTGAGCTTCATACAACAATCTTGCCTTGATCTTCTCCTTAAGTGTAGGTGCTTTCTTACCTATGTTCATGATAGAATCAACTGCATCATCAATAGAGATAACCAAGTCCATTCCCATCTTATCTGCTAATATTTCTGGTGCAATAACCCAACCAAATTGTTTAGCAAAGTCTTCTACTTGAGAAAACTTAGTCATGCTTTTGACTATCTCTTTGAAGCGATCAACTCTTGCTACAACAATTTGTACCCAAGCAGTATGGTGCTTGACTAACTCTTGTTTAGCATGGTGCATCATTTCAAACTTAGCAAACTCAAGATCATTACAAGGTATTGCACGGGATCGACAACCACCACTCCCAATAATATTGAGAGCATATTTGCTTTGCCAATCGTCTATTAAGTTTGGACTACCTTGCTTACCCTCTAGGAAATGAGAGTTATCATTCCTAGCAGTAGCTAGCCAAGGATTGCTACGTCTATCATATCTGTCAGCACCTTTTTCATAAGTGATTTCAGCTTCGATATTGCAATCTGGATTTAGTCCTACTCTTTTCATATCATCACGATACAATGCATATGCAAAGTTCATACCATGATTTGTAGTAGAAGAACTATATCTACTTGCCTGCTCTCCATTGTAACCACCATCAAGATGAAAAGAAAAATGCTTACGCTTTTCTTCCTCATCTCCATACTGATCTAGTTGCATGACACCCTCGACATTCATGAAGAAACAACTATCTTTGCCAGTAGCATTGACAGTATTATATTTTCTCTGAAGTCGCTGAAGTTCTGCAACATCTTCAAGTTGATACTTTCTCTCAACTACTTCTTTCATTACTTTGAAAGACGAGTCGATAGTATCTACAGCATCAACTTTTGACTGCTCGTATGCAGTCTTTTCGTCACACTCCATAGACTCACAATGTCTACGGAAGTCTAACACTAAAGACTTACGCTTACCTGCGTTAAGCCTTATTTCTTTTTTATCCATAAGAGTACTCCTTTCTTGTTGGTTAAAAAAAAGACACCACCCAGATAACCGAGTGATGTCTATATAATATATTATATTGATTGATATGTCAACTAGCCAAGCCAAGTTGTATGGCTAGTTCTTTGGCTTGTTCATCATCTATTGTTACAGATTGATAGCCAGCCCTAATATCTTCTGGTGTTTGTGCTTGTTCTTTAGTTATTAATTGTTTAACACCTTTTAGTTTATTGATAAGGTGATACCCTTGATTACTATATTCACCTCTTTCAGCTTCGTGATTATAACTATAATGCCCCCAACTATATTCAACATACCAAGCGTCATCAACTGGTATAACTTGTTTATCTATTTCACCAACAGCATTTAAACAAGTTTGGCTATTTACTTGAAACCATTGATCCATACACCTTTGACCACAAAACATATGAAAGTAATAATGTTTAGCTTTATTAGATTGATAATACTTATTACCTTTATTACCACGAATTTGTGATTGTGTTTTTTTCTGTGGACATTTTTTATTCTGACACCATGTTGCCATAGTTATACCTCATTTAAAAATGCTAGAGCAAGTTTAGTATTGATTTCGTCTTTACTCATGAGAAGTTTTAAATGATTAAACTTTACATTCTCAAACATAACTACTCTAAAGCTATCATTTACGTCTAAACGATTGATTTTATAGACTTTTTTGCCTACGCTAAACCACTTCAATCTTTCAATAGAAATGTTTGTAGGTCGTTGTTTGTCTAAGTCATGGGCTAGTATGTATTCGTCAGCGTCAGTAGTTCTTTTCTTTCCCTTTCGTACATACATACTTCCATCAGCTTGTTTCCAAGTTTCTCTATTCTTTAAATCAAACTTGCCATTACGATAAGTTCCGTCTTTCTTCATAAAACCTGCACGAAACTTTTTGCATTTGCTTTGAGTTAATAGAGTATAGAGTAAATCTGAAAACTTGCCTACCTTTACATCTGCGTGTATCATATTTCTCCTTTGGTTAATATTCGGGGTGGTGTTGCATTGGTTGTTTTATCGGAATCCTGCATACCACCCCCCTTGATTGTTGGTTGTATCTGGTGGTTTAACTTTATAACTTACAGTCACCAGATTGTCTAAACAAAAAAGGGCAACCAACTCTCGCTGATTGCCCTTATAATATATACTAAAGTATTTAGCTTGTCAATTAAAATGGTATGTCATCATCATCTGATGTAGAACTTACAACTTTCATTAAAACAAAATTTGTATCTGGATATATAACTTTCAAAGCATTGAGTTTTTCTCTAGCTTTTTCTTTATCGTCAATATCTGTGAAAGAGTTTTTACCATGTATGCCATATAAGTCATCAACACCTATATAGCCTTCTTCTGATTTAATTAATATACTAAACATTAATTACTCCCATCAGTATCAATAGGTTTTACATCTGGTTTCTGCAACTCTGTTTGTGGAACAGGTTGAGTGGTAGGTAAAACCATTCTGTGTTTAACCCAAGTAGCTACATCACTATTCCAATAAGTAAATGCTTCATGCAACTTTCTTATCTGGTAGTTCATCTGTTGAGTAGGTTCGCCATCATTCTCAATCAATGCGAGAATATTAATAGCATGCCTACGAACAGTTCTTTTCCACTTAAGTTCGTGAGCAGTATCTACTATGGGTTTATTGGTTTCTGTAGGTTGATTACTCTCTACATTATCTAACATATGTTCTCCTTTGTTGGGTTTATGTTTAAACATATGTAGTTATAACAAATAAAAAAACCCCTGTCAAACTAATGACAAGGGCTTTACTTTTTATATAACATATATCTACACCAACTGTAATAACATTTGTATTATAGGCACAACAACTAATAAGAAAAAAGGTATGCCCATAATCAAAGCGTAAATTAAATACATGACTTTCTCCTTTCTGATTAATACCTAATACATAGCACAGCTATACATGGGTGTCAAACAGATTTGACAAAAATAACTTTTTTTGATAATATGAATACATAATCAAAACAAAGGAGTTAAACATGATTATTACTTTAGGAGTAGCCAACATATTTATATGGGGTTATTTAATATACCAACTAATACTATTAACGTAAAGGAGATACATGCCTGACTTACGCACACACAGATTTAAAGATGGCTACACTATTCAAGAATGGTCTTTGCTACAAGCCTTGCAATTACAAGCTAATAGTGGTATGCTATTAACTAATCCAAGGGTTACGGGTTTTCCATCATTTACGAAAGCAGTACGCTTTCATTTTAAATTAGATGATGACAAGAAAGCACCGAAGACTTGTAAGAAACTATACGCTTATTTAAAGCAGAAAGGATACTACAATGGTAGATCAAACATTACCCACGATAGCACACATACAAACGGAGAACAAAGCCAAAAGGCACGAACAACTGAAGAAAGAACAGCAAGTAATATTTAATAGTTCTAATTTAGATGTTGAAACTAAAAACAAAATGATTGAGTTTGTTAAAGGTAATTCAATTCATGAGTTAAGAAAAGTAGTTAAAGATTTCTTTTCTAATAAGACTTGACGTAGTGTTGATTATAATGTATTATGAAATTGTACACGCATCTCATGAGGTTGACTTTCATCTATGGATAGAGTAGTGAGTGCAGGGGTTAGGTAGTTATAACAAGAAAACCTAGGTCACGAGAATTTCTGAACAGAGATTCGTTTGTAGTCTATGCGTTGGACTTTGTATGTGGGTTATGTACATGGCTCATATTCACCAACGCATTAGCCCGTATATATAGAATTTAAGAATTTGCCGAAAGGTAAATATCTCCCTCTATAAGTTAAAGGAGGTTAGCTATGAAATAACTAGACGCTTCCACATAGCCATAAGGACACAATCTTTATGGCTATGTCTTAGTAAATTTTTTTATATTTTTTCCACATGCTACTTTGAATCTATGTCTTAGTAAATTATTTTTATTTTTTTTCTCGTGTGGGTTGTAAAGAACAAAGGGAGAACAAAAAGAGCTCTAAATATTCATGGTTTGTTCTTTTCAATTATAGGTTGTATAAAATGAGAACATTTCCACACGTGAAAGTGTTCACGTTTTGTTCTAGTTTAATTTAAAACCCAAAATGAGCACATTAAAAGAAAAAAATGTTTAACTTTGATTGACACTAAATAACGCCCATGGTAGAACAATTATAGTTTTAATTTTAACAAAAGGAGAAAAAATGAAACTAAAAACTGAAAACAAACCATTGAGCCAGATCACATGGAACATGGTTGAAGATGTTGCAAAAGATGAAATTTCTAGCATTGGTAAAATGTTAAATATTTCTAAAAATCTATTGCAGATGTACAAAGATAAAACATTAAAAATAGAGAATTATTTTGATGAAAAAGAAAATGACAAATCTATTAAAAAAATGTTTTTTAATACTGATGGCACTAGAAAAACTTTGATAGCTAAAGATTTCGGAATTTTTACAAATAAAGTTTTAATTCCATCACTAGAGCAAAACCTTTTAAATTTCCAAAAGGACAAGCCATACGAATACAGAGCACTTACAGAAGTTTCGCCTGCTGTAATGTTTTTATTAGTAAATATGGAATTTCTTAATTTGGAAGAAATGTTGATTGAACCAGAAAAAGCAACACTTCCTGTTGAAATTGAATTGCCATGGAAAATGTTTAAATATGACCATTTGCAAGAAAATGAGAAAATATTTAAATATAACTTTCTTAAAAAATTTGGTTTAGAAAATAAGAAAAATGTATATACTACCTTTAGAGGTGAAAAGGGTTTAGTAAATATGGCAAGGGCTTATTTTGTACCAAAAAAGGTTGAAAGTGAAAATGTTCAAAATGCCGAGCAATCGCCATTTATGAAAGCAATTCAACAAATCAATGACGTTGAAAAGGGTGTAATTGGTGCAGTTGAAACATTAACCCAAGTAAGCCCAAATGGTACAGCAAGTGAAAAATTAAATGCTGAAACTAGACAAGGAAATGAAATAACTGAATTGAAAGACGTTGCAATCAAATCAGTTAAGTTAATTTCTAAAACTAATTCTTCTAAGGGTTATTCTGCTTTATTGCAGATTTATCAAGAAGTAGTTCAAGCATTGGAAAGCAAACACTTCAAGCAATATTGCAAGGAACATTTAAAGAGTTCAGCAAATGTTGAATTTAATCCAAGGGTTAATAATAAAGCAGTAGCAATTTCTGTTGGTACTGACTTGCCAAAATACTTAGCTACATTCAAGTAGTTTCCAAGGGTTGCACTAGGGTACAAATTTACGTCGTACCTTAGTGCTTCCTAAGTGAGAACCAAAATTTTCCTAAAAAATTGACTCGGGTATTTTTGGGATAAACCCCAAAAATCCCCTCGTATATTCCTAAGGGAATATATAAGGAGTGCCTAAAGGCACCCAAAATATTTACCAAAAAATTTCTCGATACACCCTATGCGTGTGCCAGGGGGGTAGTCCTATATACTATATATACAGACACCAGAAAATCCCCAAAGTCCATGTAAACCACCCTGGGGCCATATTTTAGGGCTAGATATTCCGACAATATCCCTGGGAATACCCTATATACCATTTGTACATTTACGTTTAGGTTAGGTGTAAAGGCCCCCCTAGGGTTCCTTAATACTATTATACACCCCTTGTTCAATTTTGTCTATGATATTTATGTCGCAGGTGTAATTTTTTAAAAATAAAACTTGACAAAATTGATATATGCCCTTATAATATACTTATATATTATTCAAAGGACACACATACACGCACATCTAGTAAGACAAGAGGGTCATCACGAATAATATCACAAAATTATTATGAAATTTGAAGCAAACCTACCTAGTTACTTAAAATTTGGCTCTGGATCTTTTCCAGTTGGTGAGAAAAGTACGTCAAAACGTAAACAATCTACCAATTTTTATGAACAAGCCAAACAAGGTTTTAATTTACCTATGACAAATGAAGATAATATTATGATTTCTGCTACACAAGACGTAGCACCTATTAAAAATACTAACTTCTTTGAGTCAATGCAAGATAATATGCAGGCAAAAGAACCAAGTAAACCAATACCAGGCCAACAACCGTTACCATTCCCTGAAGAACCAGATCCAATGGACGATGAATTGCCAACAGAGGTAGGAACAGATGAATTTATCGGTTAAAAATATACCGTTCAAAGAATTAATGGAGATTATAAATGCAAACAATGGATTCTTCTATAACAAAGACTCAAAAAAGAAACTTAACAGATATGCAAGAGAAGTTTCTAGACGTCCTGTTCACAGAAGCACAAGGAAATCCACGAGAGGCAGCTAGGATAGCAGGTTATTCTGATCATAGTTATCCTAAAGTTGTTCGTAATCTCAAAAGAGAAATCACAGAGCTGGCGGAAACCCACTTATCAACGCACTCTGCAAAAGCTGCTACTAGGCTAACATCCTTACTAGACGAAGACGGCACTACACCACAAGCAAGTATTCGTCTAGCAGCAGCGAACTCATTATTAGACAGAGTGGGTATAACAAAAAAAGATCAGTTAGATATAAATATGAAAGCTATGCATGGAATATTTATACTGCCACCTAAAGATGGAACCAATACGGATAAAGAAGAGAGCTAGAACTATACCATTTGGTTTTAAGCAATCACAAGATCCAGAATATCTGGAACCCATCAAAGAAGAATTACAAGCTCTAGATCAAGCAAGAGAATATTCAAAGACTTGTTCGTTTAGAGAGACTGCTAAATGGCTACACAGAAAAACAGGAAGATACATATCACATGTCGGACTTAGAAAAAGACTCGCAAGAAATAGCACCACCGAAACCAAAGAAAATAGTTCAACAGAAAGCCAAGAAGTCAGTATCACAGATTCTAGCTCGCACTCGTAAGAAAGTTGCAAAGAGAGAACAATCTCTACGTTCTGCTAAACGTGAAGCAGAAAATGTCAAAAACAAACTGTTAACTATTGATAAAGCATTAACAGGAAAAGACACACAACTACTTACTGAAGACATAATCGAGAGTGCTCCGAAGAATGTACAAGAGCATGTACAAAACCAAGAAGTTATCTTTAAACCTAATTCAGGTCCACAGACAGAATTTCTTGCAGCTTCTGAAAGAGAAGTATTTTATGGTGGAGCAA